AGAAAGAGGCCGAAGGTAAGGGCAAGAAGGGCTTTATGGAAGAGAATGAGGAACTTGATATTGACTCTCTGTCCGATGCTATCATGGAAAAACTTACCGTTGATATGGGGGCTGAACTATCTGGCTGGACTGGCCGATCCTCAGAGGATATGAAGTGGGAAATGGAAAAAGAATTAGCCCACCGCCGCAGCACAGAAGTGGCCGAAGAATTAAAAGATTTAAAGAAAGCTCAAGAAGAGTTGGTTTTTGAAAATAAACAACTCAAAGAGCAAAACAAACAATATAGGCAGGCAACCAATGAGCTGAAAGAAGGTTTACAAGATGTAAACCTTTCCAATGCTCGCTTGCTTTACACGAACCGAGTATTGAGAAATGCCTCCTTGAATGAGCGACAAAAAGAAAGAATTGTCGAAGCTATTTCACGCGCCGGTTCAGTTATGGAAGCAAGAACAATTTTTGATACGCTTCAAAGCACAGCGCAGTCTACGCCAAGGCGTGGACCACAATCGCTAAGCGAGGCAATTAATCATCGTTCTAGTTCATCTATAATACGTGCTTCCCGCAAGGAGAGCACAAACTCTGATCCTTTCTCTGAAAGGATGAAGAGATTAGCTGGAATAAAATAAACATAAAATCATTATATAAAAGGAGGTGATTAAATTATGGCTGGTATTGTTGAAAGATTAACAGAAGGTATTGTTAATCGCGACATGCGTGCTGAAAGTCACGCATTATTACAGAAATGGCAGCGGACGGGGCTCCTTGAGGGTCTCTCCGACAGCCGCAAACAGGGTTCTATGGCTCGCCTGCTTGAAAATCAAGCAAAAGAGTTACTTCGCGAAGCTAGCACAATGAGTGGTGGAGATGTTGAGGGTTTTGCAGCCGTCGCATTCCCTATCGTTCGACGTGTTTTCGCAGGTTTGATCGCAAACGATCTCGTTAGCGTTCAGCCAATGAGTCTCCCAAGTGGGCTCATTTTCTTCCTGGACTTCACTACATCTACGAATGGTCCAGGTCTCCCCCGTCTTGGTTATCCAGGTTCGGGCTCTTCTGAGCAGTCCCTTTGGGGTGGTGGAGTAGTTGGTTCTCAGCTGACTGGTGGTGTAGATCTTACTGGAGATAACGCCGAAGCTGGTCCCTATGGAATGAATAATGGTTATTCATCGCCCACAGGATCGGTATTCATTGATGGTGGTGCCTTCGTTCTCATCGCTTCTGGTGTTGCAGGACAGGCCCCCGGAACTGAGACTGGTAACATCTCTTGGGATGCCGGTACACAGGCTACAATTGATAGTCTTACCAAGTACGATCCAGATCTCTCTGGTTCTCTTGTTGCTATCGTTGAGATCACAGGATCTAGTGCCCTCGCACAGCTGAACACTCAGAACCTCGTAGGAATTTCGTGGTTCGACTCAGTTGCTGACGATGAGTACGTTGTTGATACTCGGTCTGCCGCACAGCTTGTTCGTCGCTTGACTTCTGTTTCTAGTGGTTCTACCACAACGGATCCAAGCAAAGGCCCCACGGCTTCGAACACTGGTGGTTATAAGATGACCATGGTGTTCACTCAAGCTTCTGGCTCTGTTCAGATGCATGGTGATAACGAAGGTGAAGGCCTCGTTGCTGCGGTTACAGGTGGTGTCGATCACAAGTTTGCTATTCCAATTAACGACAAGTTCAGCACTTCTGCTGCCCTTGGTTCCGTTATTGGTGCTACTGAGTGGGGACTGGAAAATAACCAACTAATTCCCGAGATCGACATCAAGGTCGATTCCATCGCTGTCACGGCGATGACCAAGAAACTCAAGGCTAAGTGGACCCCAGAGTTAGGACAGGATCTTAACGCTTACCACAACCTTGATGCTGAGGTCGAGCTTACGAGCCTTCTCTCTGAGCAGATTGCTCTTGAGATTGATCGTGAGATCATGGAAGATCTTATTCTTGGTGCTACTGCTGGTACTTATTACTGGAGTCGCTCTCCCGGCTTGTTCGTGGAGCGCACAACTGGTAAGGAGATTGGCGCTAGCTCTGCTGCTCCCGACTTTACGGGTACAGTGAGTGAGTGGTATGAGACACTTGTTGAGACAGTCAACGATGTGTCTGCACAGATCCATAGAAAGACTCTTCGTGGTGGTGCTAACTTTGTCGTCTGCGGACCTGAAGTTGCCAACATCCTTGAGTTTACTGCTGGATTCCGTGCAAGTGTCACGGCTGATGATGAGAAGGGCTCCATTGGAGCAGTTCGCGTCGGAAGTCTTTCCAAGAAGTTTGACGTTATCGTGGATCCTTATTTCCTTCGTAACGTTATCCTTGTTGGCCGTCGTGGCTCTTCGTTCCTTGAGAGTGGATATGTATACGCACCTTATGTGCCATTGCAGACCACACCTACCATCTTTGGACCAGAGGACTTCGTGCCCCGTAAGGGCGTGATGACTCGGTACGCCAAGAAGATGGTGCGTCCCGATATGTACGGTCTAGTTATCGTTCAGGGTCTCCTAGGTCAGGCTGGCGCTACTGCTTAAACAGTAATCGCAATATAAATGTAAAGCCTCCGTCTTTGACGGGGGCTTTCGTTTGTCTGAAACTACTTACAGGTGAACGAGAGTTCGTACCAAGTTATTGCGTGCTTAAAAGCACGGCCGCAATTGAGCGGTGACACGATTATAAAAGGAGGGTTTTTAACTATGGGAACAAAGAGAATAGGTCTCGCTAGAATGCAAAAGTTAATCGAGGGGTTAAAAAGAGAGTTAGAGCTTGGTGCAGGAACTGCACTTATTGGTATGAAGAAAAGAGTTACTAACATTACTGCTGCTAAGACATTAACGGAAAGTGATTCCGGTACAGTGTTTACAATTAACGCAGATAGTGGCGCATATGACATTACACTACCAGCTAACGCGTTGGCTGGGTGGTATTGCACATTTATCCTAACTGATGCTCACGGCTCTCAGGATATTGATATTGTTGCAGCTACGGCTGATACAATGCAGGGTGTGCATGTTGATGCTTCTCCAACTGCAATTACCTTAGCAGATAAAATTACATTTGTCGGAGGCACCGCTGTGGTTGGTGATAGAGTTGAAGTTATTAGTGATGGAACAACTTGGCAGTGTATAACACACTCTGGCGCCAATGGTGGAATCACATCTACTGGTTGATAAATAATAATTAATTAGTTATATTATTCTGCCCCACTTCTTTCGGGAAGTGGGGTTTTTTTTGAAAAATAACGATCTGCCAAATTTTTTCCCCGGCAATTTTTTAAGATTTTTGCTTTTTTGTACTAGTTACTACACAAAACAGGAGTTTTTTATGGGTAAGAAAAGAAGATTAAATTCTGCTAAAAGCAAATTTGCCTCCAAGCACTCAAATCATCCAAGAATGACGTTATTGATGAAGCAAGAGACAAAAACACAACACGCAGAGGCAGAAGTACACACAGAGGCAGAAATACACACAGAGGCAGAAACACATACAGAGGTGGAGCCAGTGCAGGAGATATCTCCGATTCCGCCCCCAAGTATATCAAAGACCATAGAGAGGCCGAAAGCGAAGAAAGCCGCGGCACCTCGCAAGAAAACGTCGACTACTAAGAAAAAAAGAACACCAAAAAAGAAAACAACTAGTGCATCTGCGTAAAATAAGCTAATCTTTATAAAACAGCCCCCAGCTTGTCTGGGGGTTTTGTTTTGTCAGAACTAATTACATGAGGAGGACTTTTTATGCCCACAAACATGAATCCGCAGTCTCAAACTAGTGCGATTATATTGCCGGCATCCGGCGCATCCACACCGGCAGCAGGCCAGACTGTTAAAACGGCATGCCCGTTTGGAATATATACCGGATCATTGGACTTTATTACTGGCGCCGCTAATCAAGTTGATTATGTCTATAAAAAGCTTGGTGGAGATGTGGTTGATATTGAATTAACGGTTGACAATGTATATGCAGCGTATGAAGAGGCTGTATTAGAATATTCGTACATCATTAACATGCACCAAGGCAAGAATTCATTGGCCAGTGTCTTAGGGCAGGCCACAGGAACATTTAACCACAATGGTGAGATAAACTCAGAAACAGGGGTCACCAATGGCACAAATGTGCAACTTAGATACCCTAGATTTCAACTGGCTTCTGCAAAAAAAGTTGGAGACGGCTTATCTCAAATTGGAGGTTTGGGGGGCACCATTAGCGAATATTCGGGCTCTTTTTCGCCTTCAGAGGATGTTCAAGATTATGATTTGCAGAAGATAATTGAAGATGCATCATCTTCTGGATCTGATGATGCTGGCCAAGCAGTGGGTTACTCGGGCAAGATTAATGATAATCAAAGGGTTGTTATAACGAAGGTTTACTTCATTTCGCCGCGCGCGATGTGGCGTTTTTATGGTTATTATGGGGGTGTTGGTGTTGTAGGAAATTATTCAACATATGGCCAGTTCGCCGATGACTCTACGTTTGAAATTATACCAACTTGGCAGAATAAGATGCAGGCGATCATGTATGAGGACTCTATCTATACGAGAACCTCACATTATTCTTATGAGCTGATCAATAATAAATTAAGACTTTATCCAACGCCGAGTTATTGGTCAATGCAAGCAGACCGTATTTGGTTCAGGTTTTATGTTGAAAATGCGGCCTGGGAAGAGCCTGATGGCTATCACGATGGAACACTTGGCATTAATAATATGAACACATTACCGTATGAGAACATTCCATACGCGAACATTAACTCAATAGGTAAACAGTGGATTCGAAAATATTCCCTAGCCTTGTGTAAGGAGATGCTGGGGCAAATACGCGGTAAATTTACGACAATGCCGATTCCTGGTGAGAGCGTTACGCTAAATCATGCCGAGTTACTCTCTCAGGCGAAAGAGGAACAAGATCAGCTAAAAACTAGTCTAATAGAGATGTTAGCTTCGACAGAGTATCTTGAATTGTCTAAGAGAGAGAGCGAAATGGTAGAATCAACCGCGACAACATTTAAAAACTCTCCATTACCAATTTTTGTAGGATGATGAAAGATGGCAAATGAATGGGATCGAGCTGAAAATCCACCACCTCCACTGTTTCTTGGCAAAAAAGAACGAGATCTAGTAAAACAGGTAAATGACGAATTAATCGAAAAGGTTATTGGTCAACAGGTTTTATATTATCCCATTGATATGGAAACTACCAATTTTCATGATTTATACGGAGAAGCTATAGAAAAAACGTACCTACCCCCAGTTAGAGTTTATGCTTTAGTAGAGTGGATGCTTGATGAAACGGATTATTTGGAAAGCGCAGGAATAGATCGTATGTGGGAGATCAAGGTCCACTTTCATAGAAGAAGGCTGTCAGAAGATCAAGACTTGTTTGTGCGAGAAGGTGACTTTATTTTGTACAGTAATCATTATTATGAAATAGTTAAATTAGCTGAACCAAAATTATTATTTGGTCAATCTACTAGAGAATTTGAAATTGCAGCAACTTGCAAGAGAGCAAGAAAGGGACTTTTTGATGCTACCTGATAATTTTGATTTTGCGATGTTGCCGGCCGGATCTTCGGACCGCACTTTGAAAGAGCTTGGGATGCTCGCTTCAACAATAGAGACTATTGATTATGCCATGGTTTCATGGCTA